CTGATATGGTCTAGCCATGTCTCTGTACCATTCATTGTGTCGTGGTATTGCATATCTAGTTGTTCTTCTAGTGGAGCGTATGCTTCCTGCCTTGCAAACTTGTATGCTTCTGGGTCTACCCAAGCATCTACTTGTGCTTCATTTATAGTTACTTCATTGCCACTTACATCATATGCTGTATTACCATCAATAGTAACAACGTCTGGGTGTAGTGAATATATCGCTTTATGATTCATTATCCTGCTACCTCCATTACAATTATTGTACTAGCACTTCTTCCATCATATCCAGAGGTATCAGAATCTCTAACACTTCTATTTAAATAAAGAGTCGTTCCATTGCTAGACCTAACACCTAACGAATAAGTAACTGCTGATGTAGTGCTTGGTGAATCTAAAGCAACCAATTGATAGTTTGGAGGAGCATTGTTACCAAAATTATTTTGAGCAACATATACTCTTGGTCTTGAGCCTGATGCATCACCTTGCAAAATCGCTGTTCCATCTCTTTGTAAAGTAGCATACCCATGACCAGTATCAGCATCAATAGCAAATTGAGTGGTTGCCATAACTAATATTTTAGAAGAGGTTGACGATGGTGTAATTACAACAGACAGCCCTGATGGGATTTGATAAGCGGTATTTGTTGTAGTATAGGCATCTGTTTTATTAGAGTTTAATACTTGCAGTATCTTTCCTGATGCTGGCAAATTAGTTAATTGAGAACCATCACCAACAATGCCAGTAGAATTAAACTGTGCTACCTCTGTAGGACTATCTGCATTACCTACACCAATCCTTAATGTTCCGTCAGGTGTTGCTGGTTGATAGATAGTAAAGTTGTTAGTAGCTGTAGCATCTGTACCTACCTGTAGCTTTTTACTTTTTACTGTGCTCATTATACCACCGTCCATGTAGAGCCATCGCCTACTGTTATTGTAATACCATCGGCTACAGTGACTGGGCCAGCAGTCATAGCATTTCTATCATCTACCAATGTATAGTCTTGGTCTAATGTGATACTGTTTTCTACAAAACCTATGCCGTTTATTGTTATGCTCATAATGTTACCTCTACCCAATTAGTTGTGTCTTCATCCCATTCATACATATTGCCATCATCTGGGTAAACTACTGGAGCTTCCCATGTCCATGTAGTTTCGTTTAGTGTCCATGATGGGTAAGGTTGTGGCTCGTAGAATACATCGTTAGCATGGTCGTATGTAAACCCTACGCCTGCATAATTACCTCGTAATGGTCTATTTTCTGGATGTTGATTAGCGTTTGTATTGTAAGATGTTTGTATCCATTCGCCTGGACTAGAGTCTACGAAGGTGTCAAAGAAGTCTGCCTCTGCGACAATAACTTGTTCTACTAATCCGTTATTTACTTTTGCGTAATGTGCCATATGTTTCCTTAAGCTGTATAAGTTCCTGAACTGTTAAATACCATAACAGTGTCTGTGCCGTCTGTTGTTACTGTAGGTGAACCTGTAGTAGTTCCTGTGTAATATGTAGTTGCTACCCGAAGGATAACTACCCCTGAACCACCAGCTCCTTCGAAAGATCCATTGTCTGAAGAACCACCACCACCACTACCTGTGTTTGTAGCTCCAGGATTATTATTAGTTGCACCAGCACCATTACCGCCTCCACCAGCACCACCAAGTCCATACAATGCTGAAAGGTAAGTACCACCGCCTCCACCACCAGCTCTAGTTACCGCTGAACCTGTGATAGAAGAGGATAAGCCATTACCTCCATTGCCTGGAGCAGAAGATGTTCCTATTACACCTTCTTGACCTGCACCTCCACCACCTCCACAACCGTACACACCAGCCCAACCTGATTGATTACCACCTTTAAATCCTTGCCCAACAGTTCCAGCTCCTCCTGTTCCATTATTAGCAATTCCAGAGCCAGACCCACCAGCTACACCAGACCCACCACCACCATAGGTAGATACAATGCTTATGTTAGTTCCTGTAATGCTTGAATTTACCCCAATAGCATTACCAGCACCACCAGCACCAACAGTAACAGTTAATACAGTGGATGTTCCTTCTGGTACTCCTATTGGAGTTTCTGTCGCTGAATTGCCTCCTGATGTTTCTGAAGCAAAAGAGTTTCTGTATCCTCCAGCTCCTCCACCACCACCTGTGATAGTTTGACCACCTCCACCACCTGCTATAACAAGATAAGATATAGTTTTGGTAAAAGGTACTGATTGCACTTCATTCCAACCAGACCCATTGTAAGTCTCTATTCCAGTTTTAGTGGTATTGTAACGCAACATTCCTACTGTTGGGCTTACTGGTCTTTGTGCGGTTGTTCCTGAAGATAAAGCAAAGTAACCAGTAGAGGTTGTTGGAGCATCATAAGCTGACCCACCTGCTTCAACCCATGCAGAACCATCATACTGTTCATAGTATGCTTCAGTGTTATTGTAACGCATCATCCCAACTGTTGGGCTTACTGGTCTTTCAGCCGTTGTTCCTACAGGAATAGTTAAACTACCCGTAGGTGAGTCTACTTTTAATACGGTTGTGCCATTAGATTGTAACTCCAATTCTCCAGACGTATCTGGTGTGATTACAACACCATTACTTGTATCTGCATTTATTGTTGATGCCATTATACGACCACCCATTTACTAGAAGCAGGAACAGTTACGGATACGCCACCAGATATAATTACTGGCCCAGCTGACATGGCGTTATAACCTGTAGGCACAGAATAGTTTGCACCTACCGTTCCATTGTTTACAAAGATACCGTTAGTAGCACCCATTTGTGGAGCTACACCAGTATTGTTAGAGTCTTGTACTACAGCCTTTTCAGCAGGGTAAGTACAGAATACATCGCTAGTGCCAGCTAAAACAATCTTAGATCCATTGTCGCTAGACTCTAGTACGGTGTCCCTAGACAGCGTTGTTCCTGACGATGTGTAAGTACCAATACCTACTTCCCATTCACTACCCGATACTAACGTATAGTAGGTAGTATTAGCATCACCAATGACACCAAATGATTGGAAGCCTGCACTAGCACCAGCTAATGTAACTGTGCCTGATCCTGTGGTAGTAGTAGTTTCCTTTACCCTATCTTTAAAGACGAGAGCCATGTGCTATCCTTACGCTAATTCTACGGTTAGGTTACCAGTAGTGATCTTGAAAATATCACCTGAATCAATAGTTTTAGGGAGGTCTAATGCAGTGTGGTACAAAAGGTTGCCTCCAGATAATGCATCATTGATACCTATCCAGCCAACAGTACCCCATCCAGCAGTTGCTGTAGGGAAAGTAATGTCTGCATCTGTAGCTACCAGACCTGTTGTGCCTGTTGCAGTATCAAATGTTACAACAGCTCTAGCGTATGATCCACCAGATACTTCTGCACCAGAGGCATCGTCACCAGGATTAGATGTCCATAGCGATACATAGATTGTAGTTGGAGCAGTGTACGTTGTACCGTTCAATGTTCCGTTAAGTAGTGCGTTTTCCAAATAGTTTGACATTTCAGCCATAGTAAATTACCTCTTAGATATAGTTATAGATAGTGGTTGTGCAGGATACTCAGAGTCATCATCGCTTTTAATTACTGCGTTAAGGCCTCTGTCATACATAGATGCCCATGTTTGTAATCGTTCATCGTTCATAAGATAAGGCTCGGCCTCACCGAGTGATGCGTATAGCAGCAAGTCAGGTGTGTAGGCTAACCATAGGTTAGAAGGATTAGTGTCGCTTAAATAATCTGGCTGATAAAAGTAAACCATTTGAAGCGTATAGTCTGAATCAGGTATAGGAGCAAATTGAAACTCAGAGCCTAGCAATGTGTAATAGTTAGGAGCACCTTTGTAAGATGTGCCTGCGTTTCTAAAGAAGTTGCTAGTAGATAAGAACTCTATAGTCTTTACAGGGTTACCTTGTATATGTAAGTCTTTCATAGCAAGGAAGTCTGATGGTAAAGATACTGTAGAGTCGCCTGTTGTAGCAACAGCAGTAGCTACTTTAAGCATCTGTCTTATGCGTAAATCTCTGCGTAGTCTATCTTCAGCTAGTCTAATAAACTCAGGTATCTGGTCTGTCAGATCAGTACGAGCTAGGTAGTCAGCTATCGTAGACTGTAGTGTAGTGTAGCTTGTAAAGAATGCCATTATACTGTGCCTTGTTTAGTTCTAAAGAACCTGTTGTCAGGATTGTTCAACCATGCTTTAAATCGTTTAGAATCTACTACGTGAAAGCCACGCATGATCTTCTGTTTGTTTAGCTCGTCTATTACCGTAAAAGGTATAGAAGCTATCTTGTTAGAGAACACGTCACCGTCACCCCATGTCGTGGATGATGCGTTGTACTCTCTTTTATTCTGTTCAATGATCTCAGTTATGTCTTGCTCTGTAGCAATAACAATACCGTCATCTGTGTTGTGTGCTACCGATTGTCTTTTTTTTGTTTTATCTGTGCCTAATATTTTTGCCATAATGTCCTCGTAAGGAGATGCCCTCCGAAGAGGGCTATCCTTTACTTACTCTAGATAGATAAGTCTGAAACGATTGCGTGTGCTGCTTCGTTCTTCACTTCTAATGTGTATTCAACTAAAAGCTGAGTCTTCTCAGAGTCACCTGTTTTAGCTAGTTCATTAGTTTGGAAAGGACGTAAGAAAGCAGTAGCAGCGTACTCAGGATCAAGTACAAATGCTTGTTCGCCTTCGCCTGTTGTAGCTTCATCATCAGCAGTAGTAAATCTGTTAGGAACAACAGATAGTGTACCGAAGTCTGATAGATATACGTCAGCTGCACCAACGATAGTAGTTTGCTTGTTAGCTGGAGCTGCATAGCGTTGCTCTGCAATACCTGCAAAAGTAGAAACTACTTGTTTTTGTGTTGGAGAAACCATTAACACGGTTGGGTTACCACCGTTAGTAAATGCTGATTTAACAGCAGACTTTAACATATCTTCTGTAAATGCACCGTCTGTACCAGATACACGAGCTGTAGTACCTAGTGAACCAGCAGTACCTGTACCAACATAGTTAGTGTTTAACCATGCTTGTAGTGAACCAAGTGTACGTGCTGTAGATGAATCACCAGCTGTAGCAGCTTGGTTAGCCAACATGATTTTTTCCATATCACGTTTTAGTTCTGAAGATGCTTTAGCAAGTTGATAAGCTTTTTCTGACTTACGACCAGCCTTGTCAATTGTTTCTTCAGTACCAGCGATCTGGATAGTTTTTTGTGAGATTTGCGTTCTGTTACCAACTCTTGTTGTAGGAGCTAGTGTAGCAGATGTAGCATCAGCACCCTCAACCGCAGCGTTAGAAAGTGTAGCATCTGAAAGACTATCTGTTTGCCATTCATGAAGAACGCCAGTAGCTTTAGTTTTGCCAATAGATGACATGAAAGGTGTTTCTGTAGGGGAGATATCATAGATCATATCTGTGAGGTCTTCCCTGTTACCAATAGATTGGTAGGTTTGATAAGTTGCCATTGTTTAAATTTCCTTAAATAAAGTTTTCAAATAACTTAGCAGCATCACGCACTTTGCCTGAGCCTTTAAGTTGTGCTTTTTGTC